GTTCCGGTTGAGCACCAATATAAAGATTTCCTGTGAAATCGCCAGCAATATTAACTGATTCTGAGATAAATTGCTTGAAAGATTTCATATCATTCCTCTTCTTGTGCAAACATGTTAGATGCTACTGTAGGACGAAATTCATCAATTTTCTCTGCCGATTTGGCAAAAAGTAGTTCTTTAATCTTGTCGCTAATCTGAGAAGGTGATTCTTCAGATGCAATCATATCCATAAGATCATCCATTTTTAATACCTATCAATAATCGTTTTTATTTATATCTCACCACCTTTGGGCATTTCTACTTGCTTTCCACTTGCTTGAGTTGTTTTCCCTTGTGCTTCCAAATCTGGTTCCATAACTGGTTGTCCAAGATCCATTTGTGCAGTTTGATCTAATGGCAAACCTGTTTGTGGATCTATTGGTTGATTGGGATCTGGAATAATACCATCTTTAATTTCTTTTTTAATAATCTGATCTTGTTCAATGATTTCAATATCAGTTTGACGAAGAATTTTACGACGAACATAATCCTGAGAGAAATACTTACCTACATAAGGTTCGGCAATTTGAACCATATTCAATCTCTCATTCAATAGTTCTGCATCCTTGAGTTCTGCAAAATGATTATCATAAAGGAAATCATATTGGATGTGCTCACTCATAATCTCCCAATCTTCAGGAGTAATGATGTTTTTGAGAATTAATTGAGTTCTTAGCATGTCATGGAACATGTAAGAGAATCTTTTTCTAAGGCGAGCAACGAACTTACTAAACTTTACTTCATCACGAAGAATTTCTGATGAACGTCCAAGATTAAATCCACCTTCCCCATCCATTCTTGATGGTGGAACATTCAATGAACGATAAAGTTTTTTCTTGAAGTACTCAATATCTGTAATCTCACCTAAGTTTTGTCCACCGGGAAGTGTAGAAATTTCTGTTCCTCTACCACCTTCGCGGCGAGGAAGCCAGAAATCCTCAAGCATTGCCATAAACTTCTTATCATCACGGATTTCTCCAGTGTTTGCATCATAAACTAGCTTATTTCTATAGCGCATCATAACATCACGAAGATATTGCTCAGCCTTTACCTTAGGCAGATTACCAACATCGATGTAAAAAATTCTACGTTCTGGGGCGCGTGATAATCTGTAAATTACAAGACTATCTTCGATCATTCTCAGTTGATTGAGAGACTTGATTGCTTTGTGTAGATACGAAAGAGTTGATCCTTTATTTCTATCTACAAGACCTGAAGTGCAATATGTAACTGCATCTTTCGCAATTTTTATACCACCATTTCCTCCAAGTGAAGATGGATTAGTGGTTGGATATGTCATTTTTGGATTATAAATGAAATACTCCTCAATTTGAGGAAATTCATAATCCATTGGATTATCACTATTCATATTAGAAAGACGATATTTATCTTTCTCTGATTTTTTTTGTTGACGTACATAACGCATTTTCATTGCGTCAATATAACGTAACTCTTGAATTCCTTCTTGTGGATTTTTTAAATCAATAACTTTATGATAAAATAATCTTCCATCAATATACCAATTTCGGTAAATTTCATGAGACTTTTTATCAAAGTCCAAAAGTGAAAGAATATATTTGAACTCTTGTCTTATTTTTTTCTTAATTCCATCACTTGCATTTAAATTTGATAGTTCTATTTCTACAGGACTATCATTCGTGTCCGATACAATTGCTTCGTTTACGATATCTTCAATGGCACTATCACATTCAGGGTGAAGTGCCATTTCACGATATCTTTTAATTAAATCAAACTCTGTTCTATAAACACCTTCAATATCAACATATGAACCAAAAAAACCACTTGCTAGATAGTGATCAACCCCGTCCTCATTATTAGGAGGAACGGGGGAAACTGTAGTTGGAGATAATGGTTCGTTATCCTCAATAGAGAATCCAAATAATTTTGCCATTATTAATTTTGAACTTTATGATAAATTATTTATCAGCTAACTGTAGTGTTAGTTTGGTCATTTCCACCAGTGCCAGTTCCAGCAGTCCAGTATTGAACTTGGAATTCAACTGTGTATTCCTCAATTGTATCTGAAGAATCATAGGAAAGATCAATAGCAGAGACGTTGGTTGGAAAAATATCAAAGAACTTATATGTTCTTAAAGGTTTAACTGGAGTTGATGGAAGAGCTGCTCCTCCATTATTTGACGTTGAGAATTTACCTTTATCGTAACCTCTACCAAGTTGATGAACAAATGCATCAGTCATATATGATCCTGGATTTGTAGCACCGCTGTTGTTGTCCAACTTGCTTATATGATTCATCCACTTCTCAAAAGAAGTTCTGAGTTGGAAGTCCTCATCATTAATAATGGTAACAGTCCAAGTATCAAAAGTTCTATCTCCAGCAACTTTTAAAATGCGACCTCTAAATGGAACATCAATAGGTGCAATAGTTGATGCTGGAAGTTGTGCAGCTTTGCACATAAATTTAAAAGTTTCAATTTCATTAGCAGCACCAGTTTTCCAAAAATTTCTAATTGGAGCTGGAAAAGATGGAATTTCAACTTCAAATAGATTGGGTCTTGCACCTCCTCCAGCAAGTCTTTCTTTGAATCCAGTGATAGTTCTTAAAGTAGACATTTTTGGTTCCTCCTTTTGTGATTAATTTAGATTAATTAAACTCTACCAGCAACTTCTTCAAAACTTATGCCAGTGCGTGTGGCAACAAATGTTAATGTTACATAGTTAATTGATTTAGTTGGTTTGAGGAAGATGTCTGCCCTAAACTCATTGTTGTCAATTACATCTGGAGTGTTATTTGTTTCATCGCATAGAACTAAGAAATCATAAAGACCTCTCTTCGCTTGAACATCACGTAGATATGGCTCAACAATGTTTACAAAGTTGGATCTTGTTACTTGATCGTTAAGTTCAAAAAGTTGTGCTTGAGATGCTCTCTCAAGTGCTTGTTCTACAGTCAGGAATAGTCTACGAACATTGATTCTATCAAATGCTGATGCATAAGCAAGCGCAGTCTTATCACCGAATAGGTAAATACCAATTCCTGGTTGACTGATGATTGCGTTTACTCTTGATGTATAGAGTAAATCTCTCTGAGACTTTGCTGGATTGTATGCAAGTTTAATTGCATTGTTAAGAACACCTCTTTGTTGTCCAGCGGGTGAGTACCATGGGAAAGAGTTAATATTTGTTCTCATCATCAATCCTGCAATATCAGCATTACAGGGAATGTATCTGAAGAGGTTATTGAATCTATCATATGTGTACTTATATCCACTATCAAAGACCGCATATGATGAAGATGATAAGGCACTGAAGAATCTAATAACGTTAGTTGTTTGTGTAGTTGTATTTGTGAGATTAACTACATTTGCTCTATGTGGAGAAATAACCGCAATACAATCCTTTCTTCCATCTGCAATAGAAATCAGTTTATTTGCTTTAGCTTGAGATTCTGCTTCTTCTGAAAGTCCAGGACCATTGATTAAGAAATCAACTTCAATCTCTTCTTTATTTGAGAAAAGATCATATGCAGTCGAAAGATTTCCAAGAGTAGCAGTCATTCCACCATTTGCAGAATAATCAACACCACCACCTAAGGTATAACCTACATTACCGATAGCACTATAAGTTACATTTTGTGCATCTTGTCCCCATAGACCTTGACCAATCGTATACTTGGTGTAGGATGTGGAAAATCCTGTCGCAACTGGAACTGTTCCCCAAACAGAATCTGTACCACTTGATGGGTTATAACCTGCATAAATGTTATTGGAAAAATCTGCAAGATAATTCTTATACCAAATTTTTTGTGGAGAATTTACTGAAGAAACTGAATCTGCTGCCTTTGAGAGGCTCAGATGTTTTTCAAGAATATTTCCTTGAACACCAGTTATGGATCCACTATCATCAACAACTACAACGTGAAGTGCGTCATTTTTTCCATTTCTTTGAACTGAGTAATTATTGGAAATTGGTTTTGGTGCAATTGACTTCCAATAAACAACAGAGTTCGTTAATGCCAATGTTTGTTGATCATACCAATCTACTACCGTAACGGCAGATGCAGATGAACCAGTATTAATTCCAGAATTATTTACGAATCTAAGTGAGTCGGTTGCTTCGAATGAGGCAACTCCATTTCCCTGAGCATAAGTGATATTTGTCTCAGTTCCTGCTGCAGAAACTCTAGATAAAACTTTTACATCAATGGTACTATTACCATTCGTTGCATCAGTTGATACGCCAGTGATAATACCTTTCAAATAACCATCGAATACTGATGTTGATCCAGCTCCAGGTAAAACTACATTGGTGATTGCAGTAGTAACGCCGTAACCAACAATAGCTCCTAGTGATGAAAGATTGGTAGTGGTAATTCCAATTCTTTGATCAGCTAAATCATCAATAACACAAACTTTTAGTCCATTTGCCCATGAACCAGGAGTTTTTGCTGCAAATGTAAAATTTGTTGCAGTAGAATGAACTGCATTATAATCTTCGTAATTTTTAATTTTTAATGAACTAGTGGATCCAACACCGACACCAGCATTTGCAGTGTTTAGTGTGCTTCCATCTACTCTTACTACTTTTAATACACCACCATACGAAAGATATGATGATGCACTCATCCAATATTCATATTGTGCATCGGTTGAAATTGGTCTTCCAAAAACGTTAATTAAATCTTGTTCGGTAGTGATGTCAATAGGTTCTTCAATTGGGCCAATTGCAAAAGGACCCGCAATTGCTCCAATGTTATCTAAAACATTATCAGCTCTTCCTACAGTTAGATCAACTTCTCTGACGAGTACGCCTGGAGATAATTGAGGAGTCGCCATGTTTTTCTCCGTAAAGTCTCAGTTTATCTACAAAATATTTATTAAAAAGATACTTTACAAGGAAGAAAACATGACGTGAATGCATTTACCAGTCTGGATACTCCCATTTATCAATAACTCTAGACACGATTCTACTCGTAACTACTCTTTTTATCGTACATTCTTTGCACTCATATGAATATGAAGATAAAACTGGACCTTTATCTTTTCGTGTTCTGTAAAAATTTTCTATTAAATTTTTGATTTCTCCACATGTTCTGCATTTTCTATCAGTAAGTAATAGATGTCCTAATTTTAACTGCTTATCTAAATCCATTACATATATTCCCACATATAAGATCTATCACCATATTCATCTACAAACCATCTGTCTCCATCAGCATCAACAAAGCTATTTTCGCCTAATCCATCGGAAACAAATCCAAATGGTGCCATATCTTGTTCAATTTGATTTTTTTGTTCTTCATATAATCTCTTTCTAACATCTTGATCTGTAAGTTCCTTAAAATAATCTTGTGCAACTAACCACGCATAAATCACCAAACACATTGCTAAGTCATCATTGCATCCCTCTTCTGCCTCAAAGGAATTGTGTTTTTGAATAAAGGTAGTTAATTCACTGATGATTTCATAGTCATTTAAAAACAACTTATTTTCTTCAATCATTGTTTTTAAGTTTAGACATCCAACCTTTTTAACGGTTTTTGACATCTTTACGCCAAGTTGAGTTTTCTTTCCAGAAAATCCTTGACCAACAATTTGTCCTGCTCTACCACGCATAGAGCACATAAGTAAATTGTTATATTCTAAATCATATTGGAGAATTGATGCAACTTGATCTCCAACATCATTTACTTCGCATAAGACGTAGGAATCATTATAACTCTTAGCGACTTCATGGATAATGCTTGGAAAAAGCATTGGTTTAATTTCATTGTTTCTGTATTTGGCAACAACTTTATGTGGAAACTGTGTTATGTCCACAACAGTAAATGCTGAGTAATCGTTTCCAACACCTCTAGCAACGTCTACAGTCATCAAATAGTCGTGATTCTCAATTGGATCCTCATATACATCTAAACCTGCGCTACGTGTCTTAGGGTGGTCATACACAAGCGTTCTGAGTTTAGATGGTGCAATAAGAGTATCGACAGAACCTAAGAATTCACATTCGAACTCAACCTTAAATTGTTGATCAGATGTATTCGCAATCGTTTGCTTTTTCCATTCTTCGTCACGACCAGGAACTTCACTCCAATGAACATCAGTGAAGACATATTCATTTTTACCTTTCTCAGCATCATGCCACATTCGGTAGAAATGATTCATACCGTGTGGTGTTGATACGATAATTACTTTCGTATTTTTACCAGAAGTAATAGTAGGATAAACAGATGCAAAGAATGAATCTGCGATATGGTTTGGAACGAAAGCGAATTCGTCCAAGAAGAGAATATTGAACGACATGCCTCGGACAGCACTTGCAGACGTAGAAGCAGCCAGAATCTTTGATCCATTTTCTAATTCTAGAGAACCTTTATTCCAAGATATGATACCTTGCTGCATCCATTTTGGTAGGTTTTCATATGCAGTCTGCAATCTATCGAGCAATTCTCTTGCAGTTGCTGCTTTGTTTGCAAGAATACCAATATTTACATTATCATTAAAAACTGCATAATGTAAAAGAAAAGAAACTACAGTAGTAGACTTACCAGTCTGACGAGGCATCTTGCAGATATTAAATCTGTGCTCGTGGAAATTTTTAATTAATTTTTCTTGGAAATGATATGGTTTAAATGTTTGCAGACCATGATCAAGTGTAACAATTTTTACATAATTATTAGCAAAATATACTGGATCGTTCTGACACTTAGCAAACTCAAGAATTTGTTCTTGAGTAAACTCAATTGGAGTATTAGCCTTTTTTAATAAAGGATTACCAAGATAAACATCATTTGACATAATAAAACTTACCTATTAGTTACAATTCCAACGACGAAGTGCTTTATTAATTCTTGAATCTGGATCTCTTGCAGTTTTTGCTGAAGTTAATTTTGACTTCATGCCTTTCATTCGACGACAGAATGAAGAACGACGTTTTGCTCTTTTACCTTCTGGATTTTTTTCAGTTACTGCAGTTTGAAGTTTTGATCCTGGATTTTCGCGGCGATATGCATTAACTGCTGCTTGACTTAATCCATCAGTTTTATCTTGACGATTTACTTTTTGCCAATCCTCGTCAATTTCAAACTCCTCACCCATTGGTTTTACGTAATTTTTATTTTGACCCAGTTTTGCTGAACTTCCTCCCTGAGGACCAAATACTTGAATCAGAGGTTGTCCATTGCTAATCTCAGAGACTGTATGATAAACTAAATTGCATCCGGGATAAACTTTTTGCAATTCAGTATTAATTTCTTTTCTTGTTGGAAGTTTTACGTTAGGAAAGAACATCTTCAGTGAATAATATTTTCCTCTCCAAGAAAGAGTAACAAGAACCACATTTCCAGTTTGTGCCTGAATACGTGTTGCCTCTTCTATTTCTGACTTAAATCCTTTAATAGGTTCTGGTTTGATTAGATCAACTACTTCAGCAAAAGTATTTCCTTCAGCATCTTCAATAGTTACATCTTCCGATTTAACGCAACGATTGTATTTTTTGCCAAAAAGTGTTTGTGTTCCTTTTTTCTTATAACCAGGCCAACACTTCATCTCATCCATTATTTTATCAACTATTTTTTCTTCTTGCATTTCTCCACTCATGACATAATCTGCTGCAGTATCAATGTAATCTGCTGCCTTAGTAATTTTTGATTGTACCCACGCTTCAAGATTACCTTCACCTTTGCCTACTTTTGCACTAAGTCTCTTTGCCGCATTCATTAGAGTTTCAAGTTCTGATCTAACCATTGAATACTCTTCATCTTTTACAGAAACTTTATCCCATGCTTTTTCTCCGTAAGAACATTCCGATCTTGATTCTCTCTTATCACATAGAGGACAGTATCTTTCTTCTTCGTGCATAGTTTCCTCCGATTTAGTTCCCCAGTTCGCTGCACCAACTTTACGACACTTGACCAATGCTCCAGAAGCATATGCACTTGGCCAAACATCATATCTTGATTTTACTTTATTATAGCAAGCGTCTTTTTTACCACTACCTTTACTTGGTTTGTCTTTGACTTCTTGTAAATCCATCTCTTCAGTTCTTACGTTAGTTGGTTTTGCTCCACCTGTTTTTTGTGGTTGATTTGGATCTTGAATATTTTTTCTTCTTCTTGCTGCTTCTTCTTCATCTTTAGAAAGTGTTCTTTTCATTTTTGAACTTCCGCACTTTGGCGTGGAGGTTTGTCCGGGTTGACGAGCACATGTCTTACCTTCCCACTTTCCGCCCAATTGAACCCAACCTTTTTTACCATCACTTGATTTGGATTTATTAAACCAATCGTGAAGACCTTCATCTCCAGACTTAGTTTCTTCTTTTACATCTTTAAATTTTTTATGATGCTTTTTGGCATCAGATTCCATTTTTTTCAGACGAGTATAATAATCAGGAATTTCATCTAAATGTTGTAGTGCAATATCCCTGGCAAGTTCGTGATCTTTTGTATGTTCATGCTCAATAGGCTCGCCCATGTCAAGTTGCTTCTGTATGAAAGAAACATCAAGGCGATGCTTCTTTGCAATTTGCTCAACTGTTTTATGTGACTTGATCTTGGGCATTATTCAACTGGGTTTGATTTAGTCTGCTCACCTTTTGCTCTTTTTCTTCTCGCAGCACAATGAGCACGTTGAGAGAATCCTTTTGGATTTGAGCAGTCAATACTCTTTTTATATTTATTACTCCACTCTTCTTGAAACTGTTTAAAGGTTTTCATATAGTTACTGCAGTAAGAACGACTTTAAAGGTTGTATTGTTTGTGGAATTGGGATATGCGAGAAGTCTTAAAAATCCGGAATTAATATCAGTTGAAAATGTAGCAATTCCAATTGGTTGGTTAATAGTACCATATTCTGACATATATGTTGTCGATCCATCATGAATTACATTAATTATGGTCATATTGTAATTGCTTCCCTCTGTAATTTGTATCTGATACGTAGCAGATCTAAAAATAGTTGCACTTAGAGATGAAATTGAGGTTTCTGTTGCTGTAGTGGTTGTAACAACTCCAGAAATTATATTGGCAACATTTAGTCCAAGAGTTGTTGCTGTAAGAACGCCAACAGTTATGTTTGGAGTTCCTATTAATCCATGAGATGAAGTGGATATTCCTGCAGTTGATGCATATGTTGCAATACCACTGGAAGATGCATATGTTGCAATACCTGCAGTATTTGCGTACCCACTATTTCCACCACCTCCCGGAAGATTAGTTAATAGTGAACCATCTCCAACAAATTTTGTTGCAGTAATAACTCCAACACTCATTCCAAGTGACGAAGTATTTCCAAGTCCAAGAGTTTGATCTAGTGTTTGTGATCCTGAACCTCCACCACCTATATCTCCAACCCATTTTCCTAGTGAGGAGTCATATTTCAAATAATAATTATTTGTTTTAGCTGTGTTTCTATCAATATCATCAAGAAATTCAAGACGAGTTTCACCACCTCCGCCTAATGTAGAAAGTTGTTGTTGAACACGATTGATAAAAAGTTTATAATGATTTTGGAGATCATCAAGAGTTACAAAATTTTGATCCAGTGGAATAAGTGGATCAGTGCTCTCCGAAATAACTGGAACTTCACTAAGTTTTTTTATTTGCTCATATATATCTTTAATTTGGTTAGACCAATCTATTTGCTCAGGGATTTCAATTCCATCAACAGATTTTTGAATTTCATAAATATCTTTTTTAATTTTTTCTAAGTTATTATTAACTTCAGAAATTTCAGAATCGTAATACTTAACTTCTGGAAGTTTTGGAAATTCTGGAATCGATGGAATTTTGTTTTCTACATTTTTTATAGATTCATTTAGTCTAAGAATTTGATCATCATAATAACGAACTTCTGGAAGTTTGGATATTTTTTGCTCAACTTCTTTAATATATTCCTCTAATTGAAGAATTTCATTCTCATAATACCTAACTTCAGGCAATTCTGGAATACTAGAACGAACATTCTCAATAGTTTCAATAATACATTCTAATTCTTTATCATAATACTTAATCGCAGGAATTTCTGGAATAGAAGTTCTAACTGACTCAATTAGTTCTTTAAGTTCTAATAGATCATCGTCATAATATTTAACTTCTGGAAGTTCGGAAAGTTGTAATTTTAAATCTTCTACTTTTTTAGAAAAAGATTCTTTTATTAAATCAATATATCTGTGAGTTTCTTTCGGATCAAGTATTTCTAACTCATAAAAACTTTCAATATCCTCTACTATTTTATCGATAGCGAGTCTTATATCTTTATTATTTCTAACTTCAAAATCACGAAGTTTATTTAATCTCTCATTAATGAATTGTATGTCAGACTCATAATAACGAATGTCGAGAGAATCTAATTTTTCTAGAATTGATTGAATTTCTCTATCGTAATATTTTACTTCTGGAACTTTTGGAATACTTTTTTTAATCTCTTCAATTACCGTATTTACTTGTGAGATTTCTTTATCGTAGTACTTTGGTTCCTTAATAGTCGAAGAAACCTCCTCAATTCTTTCATGAAGAACTTCAATTGGATCTTTTGTTTTTTCTATTGATTCTATTACTTTTTCTATTACAGGTTCTGATTTTTGTTTTGGACCTAGAAGATCATTAGGAGATAAAATTCTTTTAAGTTTTTCTTGTATTTTATTTTCTTCTTTTAGTTTCGCAGCAAAAAATTCTTCCTCTTCTTTCTGTCGAGTACGAAGTTCTATTAGTTCTGATGGAGATAGTACTTTTTTTCCCATATTTAAAATTAGTATTTCTCTCAATAACTTCGTACTTTGTATATAAGAGTATTTATTTTAAGAAAAAATCACTGATTTTTTAGATCTTGATTTTTTAATAATTTTGCAAGTTCAGCTGTTGATCCAACAAACAAAGCATTCGTTACATTTGTTGGAGATTTTGATGACTTATCCTCTTCAATATCCTTTAGTTTCTTTTGCAGATCCATTAACTTATCAGTTGCATCTGCTACATTCTTTATTAATTGTCCCGCAACCTCATATGCTCTAGGCATTTCACTTTCTTGTGCTAGTTCTAATATTCCATTAATCGCTTCTTGTCCCTTTTCAATCAAAGAATACAAATTTCCTCTAGTATATTCATAATCTTTTTTTATTTCATTACCAATAGTATCTGCTTTTTGTATCTTTTCCTCAATAATTTCTGAATTAGGTATAATCTCAACATTTTCATCGGAAACATTGAAAGTATCATTTAGATCTTTAAATTTCTTTGTCATTTTCATGATAATGTGCCACTAAATCCAAAATCATCACCAACTTCTATTAGATCATCATCTGCAGATGTAATTTTCTTAACAGATGATCCTAAAACGTGAGGTGCTGCAACTGTTTCATCGGATCCTCTCACGACCGTAAGAAGATTTCCTGCTTTAGAATCAACATACATTTCTTCTTCATCAACATATATGTATGTATTTTTTGGAATATTGGATGCGTCTACAACTTCTATAAGAGTATCGGATAAAGAAATATCTTTCGAAAGAGTGGTAGTGATAGTTCCAGTATAATTTTTTGTTGCTCTTGGTTCTACTGTATATACAACCTCTCTTGTTGGTGTCTTGGTTGAATCTCCTGAAATAAGACCAATAGAGACTTTTTTAACGACATCCGATGAAGCAGTAGAAATAGGTCCGAACAGATAAGTTTTTGCAGTAAATCTCAATGTATAAATTAATGCTCTTCTAGTTGAAAAATCACCTTCATAATCATCAGACATCGAAATATTGTTTAGGACAACTGGTATATCTCTTTTCTCTCCAATCTCTTTTACTAAATCAATACTAATAGTATATGCTGGTTGGAAATATGGTATAATCTGCTCAACAATTTGAAGCATATCATCATTTAATTTTGTCATTATACTTAATTCAAAATCCAAATTATATGGAACTGGTAAATATGCTTTTTTTTCTTGAGTTTTATTAGATGAAGATGAAGTTAAAAATGTTTGAGTTGTAGTAGCTTTTCTGGTAGGATCATATGACAAACCAACCAGTTCAAATGACATTCTAGGTAAAGTCATTTGAACTGGTTTATTGAGATTTGGAGACTGTTCTAGTCTAGCTAAGAATTTTTGAGTAGGTCCGTAAGCAAAGGGTACTTTTATAACGCTGACAACATTTCCACTATTGTCTGTGTGTTTAATTGAGATATTATTAAACAAAGAACCAAAAGAAATTACAGTTCTTCTTAATATCTCGTGATAAAAATACTCAAACATTATTAGAAAAAATTAGATATACTATTTATGGATTACCAAAAGGATTATTTTCCGTGAAATCAATTATTGAGTCCGCCTCACTTTCTATAATATCATTTTCTGCATAAGGATCTACTGTATTATCAGTATTGATAGTATTTAATTTGTATGACGCACTACTTGCAGATCCAACTATTACGTCTCCTGATTTGAAAGTTCCTGATATTACAAATATTTGAAGTTCGTTAGTTACACTATTCCAAGAGTTGACTCTTGCAGTTGCTCCACTTACTGATCCAGTAACTATTTCGTTAAACTGATAAGTTCCTGTTCCACCTGTAAATGGAGACTCTATAGTAATTGTTGGTGCTGCTGTATATCCTACTCCGGCATCTATTATTCTTATTTGAGAAATAGTTCCTGCAGAACTTACTACGGCATATGCACTAGCAGTAGTTCCAATTCCTGGACCGGTAAATGTAACTGTAGGAGAGGTGGTATATCCAGAACCACCGGATGTAATTGTCACTATTCCTACTAATCCATCTCTAATTACCGAAGTTGCAGCTGCACCAGATCCACCACCACCAATAAACACGACATTTGGTGCTACAGTATATCCAGATCCTGCATTAACCAATTCAACTCCCTGAACTTTTAGTGAGGTAGTTCCATTACAATCAATAATATTTCCAATCATTGTTGCTACACCAACTGCATTAACTCCTCCATCTGGAGCAGAAGATATTGCAACTCTAGGTACTGAGGTATACCCATCACCTCTATTTGTTATTCTAATAAACCTTATTCCACCATTTACAATATTCGTATAAGCAGAAGCAGTTACTCCAGATCCAACCAAAGTTAATGTTTGAATATATCCTTGATCTTTAATATTATCATCAATTTCATCTACATCAGTATCAATTACCTCATCCTCATATCTGAAGAGTTCGCATCTTAGTTCATAGACATAGTTCTTTTGTAATTGGTAAAAAGGTTGTTCATGTTCAACATATTTTATTTCAAACAACCTATCACCTAAAGGAAAATAAACTAAGTCTCCCTCCTTTGGTCTAGTTGATAATTCTATATTTGGTAGGTCTTTTATAAGTGGAGAAATATAGGTTTCAAATCTCTCTCTTGATATAATTAGACTAAGATCATCTAATTCTTGGATTCCAAATTTTGATAATATAGTTCCTGCACCACCATATCCTTCATAATTATTCACATACGCTTCTATTGGATATGCATTATCAAACTTAGATTGTATTACTTCTCTTATTACAGTTTTCTTAGTTAGATATTGTCTAGGAATATAATATATTTCAACACCATACATTCTAAGTTGTTCATTTATTAGGTCTTGAATTAGACCTTGCTCACTTTTAGATCCTTGTTGAAAGAATGGATTAAGCATTTGATCATCCTATCATATCTAGAGGTGGAAGTTCATATGTATTTGACATTTTTTCCATTAAAATGTCAATTTCTCTTTGAGCATCATCATACATTTGTCTTCCGTTAAGTTCAACTCCACCCGGGAGTTTAACACCAGTAAATTTCATCATATTTTGACCCCATTGTCTTTTAATCAAAGAAGTTAAATATGGTTTTATAAATGAATCATTCCAAACTCTACTATAATCATTTGGATCTAGTGTTGAATAACAATCAATAATGATATATTGTCCATCTCTAACCGATGCCCAATCAATATCCAAATATAATCTATCTTGTCTTTTGTTAAATCTAATTTGCTTTTGCGTATTCAGTAGGAAATCGAGATCTTCAAGATAAGTTTTTACCATTGCATATGTTAAAAGTTCAGTTGATCCCCAGTAATAAACATCATTCAAAAATAACTGATACTTCACGCTAAACATGTTGTGAGTAATAGTATTTGCACCATCAAAAAGGAATATTTTATTTACTCCTATCACAGATGGTGGCATTTGCAAATAGTTTCCATTTTCCTCATAGTTAAAAGTAGTGGTAATCCCTGCAATAGTGGTAGTTACACTTGTTGTAGTAATTCCAACTGCAGGAGCATTGCCTCCTCTTGCTCTACCTCTATCAATATCATTCTGTGTTAATTTATATTTGAAGAAAGCAGGATAAACACCATCAAAGTGTCTTTCCTGGAAAAATTGAACAGCATCATCTACCAAATCTTCAATCTGTTCATCTGCAACGTTAATTTCCAGAACAGGAGCGCCAAGTTTCCTCTTACAATAATCAATAAGTTCTTGTCTAGTAGATGGTTGTGCCATTTATTCTTCTATTCCTAAAAGATATTTATGGTGCGGGAGAAATTCCTGGTCTAACTAAAATATTTCCGTCCGCAATTCTATAGGTTGTTGAACCAGAACTAACTAAAATATCATAAACATATCTACCTTCTTTTAGATTTCTTGTAGTAGCAGATGCAAGTGATATGTTAAATTTACCACCAGCAGCACTTGTGAAACCAACATTAAAAGTAGCAACGGCGTATGAAGATGATCCTATTGAAACACTCTTTGCCATTTGTGAAGATCCCGTCCAACTAGTAAAGTTAAACGGACTTCCTGATGTTGTTAGTACTGTAAAAGAATCTTTGAAGTTTGCGCCGGTGTTAATTACTAAATTAACACCATATGAAACTCCAGACTCTGGATCAAATGTAATTGTGTGTTTTGCCATTAGAACTTAGAAATTACTTCTTGCTGTTTTAAGTAAAGTTTAAAATAACATTTTGCAAGAGTCTTTGCTTCTTCAATATCAGTTATATTATCTATCTGTGCAGAAATTTTGAAATACTCAAAATTTTTACTAAGATCTTCAAGAATTACTTCATCTGGATTCATTTATCAAACTCCTTAATAAATTTTTAATTTCATCTAAATCATTTTTCATATTGACAATATCTTTTTCTAAATTTTGTATATTTTCTCTTTCTCTCTCTTTAATTTTTTTCTGCATAATGTAATTATTATAATCTGTCATGTTTGTGCTAATTACTGCTTTGGTTTCCTCATCTCTTATTAAATTTGCATGTCCATCAATTTTAGAATGTTTCATATCAAGCCAAAGCAATTACTCTTAAATCTTTTACTCTTGGTGGGTATGCTTGATTTGTTGATGTTCCTATAAGTTTAATTCCAAAATATCTAAAGGAAGGAAGATTATCAATAGTAAATTCATATTCTCTAAAATCTAAAATATCTCCATCAAATCCAATAACATCTGTCTTGGAAACTTTTTTGTCTGGAAGTCCATCATTATTTGAAATATTAATGATTTCTCCACTAGTGGTAAGATTATTATATCCAGGAAAAGGATAGTAAATCATGTCCTCATTTGGATCATCGGTAATAGAGTAAAAACATCTCAAATCATTGTTTACATTAACATAAGCACTCATGTACACCTTTATCGAAGATGCTGGTGTTTCCAACGATATTGGTTTTGTTGCATAAACAAACGAAGACGGATCATCTTTTAAGGTAGATACTCTATCATCTGTTGCATAATTACTTATTGGATTATTAACTCTATTTGAAGTGAATATCATTCCAACTCTGTCTAAATCAATTACTGGAGAAATATACAAGTTTGAAGTTGACATATTCAAATTCAAAGTAAATGATTTATTTGCAGGTAAATTCGCAAGTTTTGAAGATTCATTTACCTTTGAAGATACTATTCTTGGCGTTGATAGATAATTTGTAGAATTCAAGTTAATTTGCTCAAATCCTTGATCAATAAAAGATAATTCATTTCCACCAATACTTGATCCACTTACACTTCTAATTGATGCATTTACATTTGTTCCTCTCAAAGTCATAGTTTGAACTATTGGTTTTATAATTTCAAATGGTATGTTTTGAGTTGCATTTATAGAAATTCCGCCAGATGATTTTGATTCATTTAAGAATAGTTTTGGAAGTCCTACTGATGATGATCTATTAGTCATAGTAGAATTTTGATCTGACATATCAATCTTTAAATGATAATAGTCTAAATCTATAGGACTACTAATTGTTGCATCAGATAAGTTATGTGTTTTATTAATTCTTCTCAGTGAAACACCAGATAGTTCATACTTATATACTAAAGATCCTGCAGAATATCCAAAGGATTTTGTCTGATCTATTCCTCTAGCAATTCCTGTGAGTTTTGGTGGAGAAGATGTTGAGTTAATTCCAGTATATGAGATAATTTCATTATCAATAAGAATATAACCTGGATTTGTAGCACCGACAGATACATTTTCAAAAGTTTGGAAATTAGAAATAGAAACACTCTCTACCGAAATATCATCAGTAGATAAAGAATTATAATCAGTAAAAAGTTTTGTTGGCTTTAGATCAGAAATGACATTACTAATTGTCACTAAATTTTGATCCGAATTCATTCCATGATTTTTATGATTTACCTTAATGTGTAAACCATCGGATATTTCAACAATTCCTCCAGAAACAATAGTAACATTTGCTCCTGTTCCATTTAAATCTGTTGATATTCCTAAATTATTAATATATCTTAAAGTATTTCCTACACCAGTTAAATATTCTCCCTGAACCTGATCAATAATTATTTCATTTGCACCAGAAACTTGAGACACTGACAGTCTAAGATTTCTTCCTAAATTTTTTGATCCTATAGTGGTGATTCCGAGAACGTCACCTACAGTATATCCAGTTCCTCCATTAGAAATTGTAGCAGCTACTGCAACTCCATTGGAAATTGTTATATTCGCTCTAGCATCTCTACCAGTTCCTGTTATATTATCTAAGGTTACATTTGAATAAACAAAAGTTCCTGATGATGGAGTATATCCTATTCCTGCATTTATAATTCCTAAAGTACTAAATGCTGATCCTGCATATCCTACAAAATTTCCTGTTGCATTGCTATTTTGCTGAATTATAGTATTTCCAAAAGTTGGTAATTTGGAAGTTGCAATTGTAGTTCCAATACCAACTCTTATTTTTTTGGAATTAATCTCCAAAGAATCTTTTACTAAAGTCGCAACTTGATTATTTCCTACACTAAGATCGGGATTATAAAAATTTATATTTCCACTTTCAACAAAATTTGCTCTATAGAGTTTAAATTTTAAATCTTCTAGTTGGCTTGGAGTCCAAGTTGATCCATTCTGAGATTTAAATAAAGATCCACTTAAAGCTTGTTTAGAAACTAATACTTGATCTTGCTCAGCTAAGTCTGAAGTACTAACTTCTATTTCAGATAGTCTAGAGATCCATACATTATAAACACTAGAATTTGAAAGTATTGTCAAAGCATGAAATTGTTTTCCTGCAAGATAAACTGGAGAATCGAATGTTACTCTTGTTGGAACAGATGCATTTTCGGAAATATTTACATTCTTTGGTTCTATTACTACCTCACTGAATGGATAAACCTCACTTGTCGGTAAACCCAACTGCATTGGTCTAAGTTGAACTGTAACTGGTAGTTCAGGATCTCTAGAATAAAAATATAAATCCACTGAAGTAACAAAAATTCCACTATCAGGTTCTACATAAAATGATTGGGCTAAGGGATCTATTATTTTCATTTTAATTACTTATCTTGTTTAAATAAAAATTCCACTATCATATATTTATCATTTTTTCTTGTTCCTTTTCTTCTTGTCAGCAGGAACATTACTAATGGCATTTGGAATAATAGTTACTAATCCACTAGATCCAGTAATTTTTTTCTGTCCCACTATTTTATCTTTTGTAAGAGTTCTTGCGACACTGGATCCGCCTAGAGATCTTCCCGCATTCAGTGATGTTGGAATAGATCCTTTTGCTTTTTGCGTCTCTTTAGATAGAACAGATTGTTTTGCATAATTTTTATCAGTTTTTGTAACTTTAATTCCAGCATCTTTAAATGCTTTATTAGCAGCAGATTTTCCTTTCTTGTCTTTAATTTCACCCCAAGTTTTTCCATTAACAGTTTGTAAAGGAATAGAGTATTGAGATCCATTAAATAGTTTTGAACCCGCACCTGTAATACCACCAAGTAAACCGAATGAATTTATATT